TGGCAAGTCGCAGTTAGCGTTAAACATAGCATTACGATCAGCTATACGTGATAAAAAGGGTGTAGCTATATTCTCTTTAGAAATGCCGTCAGAGCAAATATACAAGCGTATGACACAAATCTCTGCTTGCGCTAACATAGAAGAAGCTAATCAGAGTGACGATAAGAAGAAAGCATTTGCTCCTATCAGAGCCGCAACAAAGAAGATTGCTGAGTCGCCAGTATATGTGTATAATACCGTACGTGATATATCAGACCTACGTAGTAAGTGCAGGAATCTAAAGCGTAAGCACAACATATCCATGATAGTTATAGACTATTTACAGCTTATACCTTGGAACAGCAAGTTGCAGAAGTGCGATGGTGTAGCAGAAGTCAGTCATAGCATCAAGCAAATGGCTATGGAGCTTGACGTTCCAGTTATATTACTAGCGCAGGTTAATCGTGAGGGTGCTAAACGTGGTAAACTATCGGTGTTTGACCTCAAGGATTCTGGCGATGTGGAGAATGACGCTGACATTATTTTGATGATGTACCCATCTAATCACGATATTGCCAAGAGTAGACGTATTGACAAATCTGGAAAACCATATATAGAACTAACGTATAGTTTAGTAAAAAACAGAGAAGGAGAACGAGACGAGCTAGGAACTTTTATATTTGACAACTCAACTGGCAGAATATTTTAAACTTAGGGAGTGGGGTAGCGGTAACGCCCCCAACGGGTTCGTCATTGTCTCGCTTATGGACTCCCTTCTTACTTTATTATGGAAGACATAAAACTAAAAAAATATATATACCCAGATGGCACAGCCGTCAGTATGAATAAGGACGAGATCGTCTTGCGTGTAACAGCAAGTGGATCTTTTGAAGACACCTATGCAGGAGAACTAATAGAAGGTGATGAGTATTGCGAACGATACCAGCACACTCTTCCGCCTAGACCAGCAGATAAGTTGCTAGATTTTATCGGAAGAAAAAAGTTAAACATTAACTTTACCGAAAGATCGGACGGTTCTGTATCAGTAGATATAGGTGATAACTTGACCACCTTGGTTCGCTATCCGTATGACGAGAAACGGAACTCCCTAAGAGAAGGGATTGAATACATCATGGATCAGGAAGAACTTTAACGAATCCCTAATCCTTGACGTTTTTTATTTTCGTCTCCGATTATAGCAGCACTTCTTTCTAGCTCGATTGTAGCAGAAGGATCATAGTCGCCGTATTCCAGCATTGACTTGATTCCGTCCTTTGTAAGAGTAAGGTACGGAATCATTTCTTTAAAATGTAATGCTGCGGCTTCTTTGGATGCTTGATCCTTGCCTCGTTTTATTAATAGATTCTGTATACCTTTTGTGGTAGCCATTTTTCCGTAAGCAAGTCTTGCAATAGCCGCAGGTAAATCAGTAAGAACATTAGTCACATTAACTCTATCTCCACCTAAGCTAACAACGGGTCGAAGTCCTGGAAAGCCAGCTTTTCTAAACTTGGGCGTGCTATATTCTGCTACGCGTGCTAAATTTTTCATGTTCTCAAGGTATTCTTTGCCCATGACTTCTTTTACTACCCTGACTACGTTTGGTTTTTCAAGAACTCTTAGTAGTTCCTTTCCGTCAAACAAAGGTCTACCTCCTACGTTAGGAAATTTTCCACCTTTTGGGCGAGCCATTTCTAGTAACTCATTGTTTAATTTTCTACGAAGACTGTTAAGACCAGCCTTCCCGCTAGTTTTTTCTACTGAGACTATAAATTGTTTTAACTTCTCAGTTGATTTAACATTAAACAAAGAACCAATAGCAGCAAGAGCATCTTCGGTTGAATAAGAACCTGTTTTACCGCCATTGATAATATCGTCTATTAATTTATTGGAAACAATATCATCTAGTTCTTTGGCTCTATCAATTGCTGCTTTAGCAGCTTCCTTTGCTTTCTTTATTTGTGCTGGTGTTCCGCCTTTTAGTATAGCCTTAAACGCAGCATCGTCTACCTCTAGAACTTGCTTGCCAGTCATCTTGGCATAAGTGTAAAGACTTTCCAATGCCTGTTCTTTAAGCCTAAAGTTCTTTCCGTATAATGCCTTGAGCATATCTGGGCTTGGTTTCGGTGAACCAAACGATTGACCAACTTTTACTACTCCGTTAAAACCTATGTCATCTAAGTAAGCTGTTCTTATTTGTTTCAATATTTGCTCCTTAGCGGCATTACCTGCTGGAGTATCTGGAAATACCTTCAGGTACTCTTTTAGGTTTGTCTCGTCCGCTAATACTTTTGCTAGGGATTCTTTTGGTGTGGCTTGATAATATTTTACTCCAGATGAGTTTCCAAAAGAAGAACCAAATGTTGGTTGTATTAATGGTCTGACTTCAGGTCGAAGGTATAATCCATACTTGTCGTTGTAAAACTTATTGGCAGCGCGAACAGCCTTACCAGTTTCATTCAATGGTTTGCCTGTTCCGCCTTCAAATAAACGCCTATCCCTAACTCTTGCTAGTTTTTTACGCATTAGTTTTGCAAAATCTTTATCTATATCTCCAGCGGCAATGCCCCTTGAGAAATCAGCCCTGTCAGTATATTTTTTTATAATATCGTCAAGCTGTCGATAAGTCATGCTTTCTAGCAATTTTCTGTCGCCAAAATACTTTCCGCTCTTAAAGAAATCTTTTTGAAATTTACCTGTTCCTCTCAGGAACTCCAGAACTTTAGCGTCAGTAATTCCAGCCTTTTCAACCGAAGACATAAATGCCGCCATAGCACCTTCGTCTATATCTTTTAACCCTATTCCCCCTTCTCTGATAGCAGATCGCATAGCACGAAGAACTTCAGGGATTGAGTAAACTAAAGCTTCTTCATCGGCTAATGCATTAGCTCTTTCATAAAGTTTTCTTTTTTGAGTACGTGCGGCATTGAATCCTGCCTGAGCAGATGACTGAATGTTTTTTCCGATAGGCTCTCGCAGTAAACTTTCTCTGACTCCACCTATTCTTTTTAGTTGAGTCTGATATACATTCTCGAGGCTTTGGGCAAACAACCTGTCTGCTTGATCCGCACTAGCCCTTAGCTTATCAATTTTACTTTTTAAGAATGAGGATGACTGTTCTAGGACTTCTTCTATCGGTCTGGTAGAACCAGAAATCATAGCGTTATTTATTTTTTCAAGCTCTTCGGCATTGCGCTGCATCATTTTTATCATAGCAGGGCTATTTTGTGTAGCAGCTTGGTCTGCTGCTATGCCGTCTAAGTTGTTTCTCCCGCCAGTTGCTACTTGTATTTTAGTTCTAAATTCTTTGTTAAGAGAGTTTACGGAACTATTTAATGCTCTAGTAATATCGTCTCCACCCTGAGCTGCAAGCCCTCTTATACCCTGAGCGGCTTTAAGAAATCCAAACTCAAACATCAAAGCAAGTGGTGCTTCTTTTCCTCGTCTTGGTATTATTTCTCTAAAATTAACTTCTGATTTATCAATCATTGATATGACGGAATCCTGTGCTACGGCAGAACCAAAGTAACCAAGACCAGATACCGCAGCGGTTGTAGCAGCCGAAGTAGTTCCTCCAGCAGCCATAGCAGCACCAACTACTGGCAAAGATGGTGCAGCGTAAACAGCAGCAACAGAGCCTAAAACGGGTATGGCGGCTGCTCCTAGAAAAGAAGTCAAATCACCTGCGTCAAAACCATATTCGTTAGCAAACGCATAACCATCGCCTTTATTAATCAAGAACCTGTAAGTTCCCCCAGCATTGACTGCTTGTAGGTTATTTTCTCCGAACCTTTCTTTCAGGAACTTAAACTTCATGTCAGCAGTAGGTCGCATACCTAGCTCCATTCTGTCTAGTTTACTTAATGCTGAATTTGTGCTTACTAAACTTTTATCAACTCCCATTAACAGGGCTGTTAGGTCAGATAATTTCCTAGATGCCTCGTCCGTTGTTAGCTCATTACCCAAAGGATCTTCGGTAAATCTACCGCTTTGTAATAAATCTTGAGCTTTTATTTTACCAGCCTCAACAATTTCAAATGACTGTCGTAGGGTAGGTTTAGCATCGGATGAGTATTTAAACTCGTAGTTAGATGCTGGATCAACTACTGTGTAGGTGTTGGTTAGAGCCATAATTACATTCCTATATTACTAGGATTTATCGGTAATGTACTTGTTTGCGGTAATGGGTTATTTGATCTAATGTT